CACTCAGCCCAGCGAATCTTATGCGCTGTTCTAAGTTTATTTATATCTAATTTCTCAGCCTGAGTTTCATATGCATGAGCATCTAATTCGTCAGGATTACCATAATATGCAGCCTTTAGTTTATTTTGTTTTGGTTTCGGTGTATATGGCTTTTGTAAAAGAAATGGTCTTTTCTTTTGTTGATGTTTATGGCGATACTCATGATGTATCGCGCGAATAATCTTCACTGCTAGATTCTTTGCACCTTTTTCAGTTATGATTGCTTTTTTAGAATCGCTGGGAAAATTTAAACAAATATAAATGTGTTCTGGAACTATATCAGATATTCTAGTGCAATAGTGTGCATTAACAATTACATTATGGTCTTTGAGATATTCTGACTCAAATCGTTCAGAAGAAAAACAAACAAGAGTTCTCTTAAATGTTTTGTTTAATTGACGAATGATAGAAGGTATATGCTTTTTTCCGACCCAACCATCGGCTAGAGCATATACTTTCTTCTCGATTCGTTTTAGTTGCATTAGACCTTTAAATTCTTAAATTTATCAGTACTACGACCACGATCAAAGACTGGCTTTGATTCGTTTTCCTGCATCACAGCATCTTGGGCTTTTTGCTCAAGATCATACAACTTCATCTTGGCGCGATCAATACCAACCGTGAATCTCTTGTGGAGATTCGGATCATTATAACGATTCTTCAACTGCTTCACGAGCAACTGATTTAACTGCTGCAACTCCTCAGTACTTACCAGTGCAAACATAAAGTCAGCAGTTGCTGGTAAACCAAACGATTCAGAAGTATCTTCTAGTCCAGGATCCGAGTTGCTAAAGCCAGATCGAGTCGTCTGAGTAGCCGAAACGATCGGTACATTATTCTCCACCGCCAAGCCACGAAGTTCTTCAGCAATCGCTTTGATATAGGTATATGAGTTGACATTAGCACCTGCTTTGATTCGCGCTGACGCACAGATATTTAGATAATCCACGAAGATAATATCTGGACGAAAGTTCTTTTTCAAAGCCAAGTCATTCAACAATGCACGGAAGTGGGCTGGATTGGCTGAGGCAGTAGGATACTCTTTAATGATCAACTTGCCTTTAACTTTCTCTTGTAGTTTTTGCATACGACGCTCATACATATCTTTCGGCATGTTCATGAGATCTTCAAGAGAAACATTGAGAAGATTCGCGTCAATACGTTCGGCAATCTTCTCTTCAGCCATCTCAAGAGTTATGTAAAGAACGTTGTAGTTCTGAACCAGGCAACTAGCAGCCACATGGCACATAAACAAAGACTTGCCGACGCCAGTACCTGCAAGAGCAATGTTAAGGGTCTTTTGCGGCAATCCTCCTTTAGTGATCTTGTTGAAATACTCAAGATCGAAGGGGATTCTTTTCTCGATGCGATGATAGAAATCATACCGATCAGCGTAATTATCCAAAAAGTCGTGACCAATATGAGGATCGAAACTAACCCCCAAAGCATCAGACAAAAGAGTAGGAATGCTTCCTTTGCCCCTCGCTTGATCTTTGCCATCGAGTATCTGAATTGAGTCCATGATAGCATTATAGATTGCTTTTTCTTGGCAAAACTTTTCTGTAGTATCAAGAAGCCACTCGAGTTTTTGTTCTGATTTGTCACTTGCTACTTCCTTGAGGAGTTCGAGTGACTTATTTAACTCAACTTCAGTGAGTTTGGTGGATTCTTTAAGGCTGATCTCAATTGCTGCCGTGGGCGGCAGACTATTATACTTTAGGATAAACTCCTTTATTTCCTCGAATACTTTTCTTTCGTGGCTTTCGGTCAGGTACTCTTTCTTCAGAAACGGCAACGCTTTCCTCATGAAGGATTCGTTCCGCATCAGATTTGATAGGATCAGTGTTTCCGTTTTCATTCAAGTCCTTCTCAAGGTTGTTAATCGCACTCATAAGTATACTACGCATTACGTTTGCTGTAAAGCGAATAAAACTTCTAGATTTGATATTGCAATTGTTTAAGTTTGAGATTACGTCATAGTCAAATGTCAATTGACCATCGTCACCAATCTTGACATTATTAAACTCGACAATGACACCATCATATTTCTTAAGGAATTTAATAGCGAAAGATCCTGACGGACCATTCAAATCAAAGAAAAATGTATAGTGCTTGTCGAGTTTAATAAACTTGGTGGCGTACCAAAACTCAACTTTAGCAATTAAATCTTGAATCTTACTCATCATCTTCAACAACTTCTGCTGTCAAATTACCTGCAAGCGCAGAACTAAACTGATAGGTGTTACGCACCCACTCTTTAAATGCATCATCTTCAAGGATACTATCCCAGAACTCTGCGCATTCTGTATCAGCCAAACGCCACTTCTTGCCGTCAATAGCACCAGTTGAACGATCAACCTTTGCGTACCAGCCCATGCTTGGCTTGGTTACATGACCAGATTCCAAAGCCATGTCAAGAAGCCCACTATACTTACTAATACCACCATCGAAACGAACAGTAACAGGAATGCGAGCCTTTTCGCGAACGTAGCGAGATTTTTCAACGTTGATAATGAAATTATAGCCAATAAGATCCTGTCCATCTTTTTCTTGCTGCCTTCCTAGTATGTAAATGTTATCTGCTGAGTAGTAGGAACCTGTTCCGCCACCAACAATATCCTTGGGAAACATACCGATTTCCTTGTAGGTATGATTTACTACAACCATAGGAATGTCTTTAAGGGTGAGGTGTGGGGTCACCATACGGAACAGGGATTTTATTTGCTTTGCGCGACTCATATCAGCAACTGACTTCTGATCAAGCGCATCCTCAACTTCTTTCTTAGAAGCAAGGTTGCCGATAGAATCGATGACGATCATAACACGTTCGCCACGCTCAATATTGCTCAACTGCTGCATAATATCAAACTTCAACTGCTCAACGTCAGTGATAGGAGTATGAATTACTCGCTCCATATCAATGCCGAAAGAGGTAAAGTAATTTTGTGGAGTACCAAATTCTGAGTCATAGAAAAGAACTACAGCATCAGGATACTTTGCTTGGTATGCTTTTGCCATCAAGAGACTGAATGCAGTCTTGAAGTGCTTACTCGGACCAGCCCACATGGTAAGACCAGGAGTAAAACCGCCATCAAGATCGCCAGAGAAAGCAACATTCACTACAGGAATGCTGGTTTGGATCATATCCTTGGCAGCAAAAAACTTGGACTTGGAAAGAATTGCGGTATCCTTAATGGTAGAATTCTTCTTCAATTTCTCGAGTAGACTCATGATTGTATGCTCCGTATTGAGATATATGTATTGTATACTAGTTTATCCAAAAAAGCAATCTAGGGAATCGATTTTTTCTGATTGCCAATCGATAGATGATAGAATGATATCAAGTGGCTCGAGGAACGATTTCTCAAATTGCAAATCATAATCAATATATTGCTCAGCGCCCAACTGTTTGGGAATGCCTGACAAAAACGCAAGTGTATTGTTGTTAAAAATATTAGGTTGCTTCAGGTAGATGAACTTGATTTTTTCGCCTTCTTGAATCAGCTGATACTTCTTTGTAAGATTCTTTGCTGCCAAGAAATGATTGTAAACAAGTGCACCTTTAACATGAATAGGTGTGCCTTTCTTAAAGATATTCGCAGCATCAGAATATTCACGCAATCCGTTAACAGATCTTGGGAACGCAATATCTTCAGGCGGCAAGGTTTTAAACTCTTCGCGAAACTTATTGATGAACTTGTGTAGATCATCTTGAGTTTCATTCATGATGATATTGATTGCTTCTTTAATCTTGGTGCGGCAAGCAGATGGTGTTGAAGATTTGACAGCCTCAAGACCCATAATCTTGAGTTTAGGTTTGGCGTAAGCCACACCTTCGCTATCATATACGTTAAGGATATAACGCTTCTTCGCAGTCCAGATTGCTTTATCAGCAAGAGACTCACGCTTCATTTCCATACGTTGCTGATACGCATTCACATAGTCAGAAAGTTCTTGATATGAATTGTCAATGTAAGGTTGTATCTTATCCTCACATATCTTGTTCATAAACTTTATGATCTTCTTAGGATCATTGGAAAGATTCTCCAACTCAGCGTGGTAAATCTTACGAATGAGCGGACCAAGATTAAGATATATCGAATCTGTATCTGATGCAATAACATAGTCTTCACCCTCAGTCTTTAAGACCTTGTTCATATATTCATTGATTTTCTTTTCAATCCAACGAATAGACAACTGACCTGCAGTTGTAATACCCTCGGCGATGCGTGTATCGAAGAATCGGAAGTATTGATTGCCCAGCGCACCATAGGCAGAGTTTAGTGTAACCTTTTTAGCCAACTGAAGATTGTTGTATCGAGCAACTTGCTTCTCGAGATAATGCACTTGATTCTTATCATCAAGAACAGTCTCAATCTTTTTCTTTGCCTCAATCGCTAATTTCTTATAGCGTGTACGATCTTTGTACATACTGTCCATAATCTCAGGCAGCACACCCTGATTTTGAGTGCGGAACAATTGACCGTTAGGAGTTACTGTTACACCTAGATCTTTTAGGATAGAAGTATCAACTTCTTGATCTAACAGCGTATCAACTTTAACATCACAGTTAGCAATAAATCCACGCATATTATCATTATACTTCTCTGGCTCAACGATAGTTTCCATTGAAATATTATACTGCATGATCAAGTGCGGATACAGACTGTTCAAGTCAAACGAAGCAACCCACTCATGCATGCCAAGAATAGGTTCCTTAACATACGCACCTTCATAGGCTTGCTTCTTATCGCCCTTCTTCATCTGAGGAATGACAATATTTTTCTTCTTGAGATAGTTATATACGATCGCGTCCCACATACGAACCTGCGTGAAGACGTCGTCATAGTTTACTTTGTTGTCATACGCAAGAGTCAAAGCCAACTCAATCAACTTCATCTTGTCTTCAAGTTTCTCAACAAGTTCTACGTCCTTGATGTTATACTCGATAAACTTTTGATAATCTTCTTTGTACAGTTGATGTAATGTTTCAAACTCACTGAAGTCGATCTTCTTCTCGCCCAACTCAACGTGAGCAATATTATCAAGACGATAAGACTCTTGCTGCGAATAGGTAAACTTGCGATAAAGTTGTATGTAGTCGAGAATAGCAATCCCAGGCATTTCATATACCTGAGTTGGTCGATTCATGATATAGGCTTCGCGTTCGTTGATACGATTCCACGGAGACAACTTCTTGGCTTCATCTTCACCAAGAAGTTTCTTAATACGATTTACAAGATAGGGAATATCAAACGTTTCAATATTCCAACCAGAGACTACATCTGGATGCCATCTTGTCCATAAGTCGAGGAAGCGTCGTATGAGATCGAGTTCATCGCGGCATCTTGCATAGTACACGTCGTCACGATGCTTGCTATAATCCCCGACGCCAAACACAAAATAATTACCTTTAACTTTGATAGTGATTGCGGTGATTGATTCGTTTGCGTCTCTTGGTTCAGGAAATCCGTTTTCGGATCCAACTTCGATATCAAGATAGGCAATAAGTATTTTACTGACATCCCAAAGAATATCGTCAGGATACTCA